CATATCGTCCCCAAGTGTCCGGCGAGATTCTCCAGGGAGGAAAGACGGGAATGGCGCTTTTTTGCCTCCATCCTGAAAAACTACGGTCTGCTGACCATAGCCAATGCACCGATTCTCGAGCTTCTGGCGACCGACATGGCCCAGTATAAGGAATGCGCCGCCAAGGTTGCGGAAACCGGCATCATTATCAGGAGTCCCCAGAACTTCCCGATCTACAACCCCTACTGGACCGCGGTAAACAAACTGGAGGAAAAGATACACAAATGCCTGGCTGAACTCGGGCTCTCGAGTTCGTCGCTGGCCAGGATAGGCGCCCTGATTGTGAAGAGCAACAAGGAAAAAGACGGATACTTCGAGGATTGACGATAATGGTGAACACAATCATCAAAACAGTGAAATTGTCGGAGCTCAAGCCCCATCCCGACAACCCCAGAAAAATCAGCCGGGAGAACATGGATCGGCTCGTCAAATCGCTCCAGGAATTTCCGGAGATGCTTGAAATCAAGGAAATCGTTGTGGACGAAACCATGACGATCATCGGCGGGAACATGCGTTACGCCGCCCTCAAGAAAATGGGCAGGGAGCAATGCAAGACGAAGATCGTCACCGGGCTCACGGAAGATCAGAAACGCGAGTACATCATCAAAGACAACATAGCCCTGGGAGAGTGGGAAAAAACCATCATCGCCAAAAAATACAGCGATCTCGACCTTAAAACCTGGGGCATAGACCTGCTTGGCACCTCGATGGGCAAAGAGGAGCTCACCGCTGCGATTTTGACGGAAAAGGAGCGCAAAGAGGCAGCCAAAACAGCTGATGAGATTTCGAAAGCCCTGTCCGAGAAGATCAAGACGATAACCGCCGAGGACCCGAAGCGGATAAACAGCGCCATCTGCATAGTCGTCCAGAACGGCCGAGGCAACGATGTCATGGTCCTGGCTGATCCGAACGCCAAAGACTTCATCGCCGAGCTAAAAAGATACGCCGACGCCGGCGAACATTCGCCTCTCGAATGTCTAATGAGGGCGCTGACATGAGAACGGCGCTCCGCATCATCAACGAAGCCATGGCCGCCCATAAGAAAGCATGTCTGGCATTCTCCGGCGGGTCGGACAGCGTTTTGTTGGTGGATCTCATTTTCAGACACACGGAACATCGGCCGGTCGTCGTGTTCGCCGACTCGCAGATGGAATACCCGGAAACGGAGACGTTCTGCCGAACGGTTTGTGCGCATTACGGCGCCGAGCTCCATGTCGCCAAGGCGACCCATACGCCGGAGGAGCAATGGAGTAGATACGGATGGCCGATGATGGGGAAGATCGCGGCGAGGAGGTGGATGCAGCGGCATAAGCACCGGCCGCTCGGATTCAAGATCGATGTCTCGACGTGCTGCCGGATGATGAAGATCGCGCCGGCCAGGAGGTTGGCGAAGAAGCTTGGCTGCACGCTTCAGTTCACCGGAGTCCGGGGAGCGAGCGATGACATCCTCCGCGGACTGCGGGCCATAAAAGACGGCGCCACCCACTACGTCAAAGCCGACGACTTGACGATCTGTAACCCGCTTACCGGCTGGACGGACACCATGGGCCGCCGGTACCGGGACAAGTACGACCTTCCGGTTCACCCGTCCAAGGCCAGGGGCGCTGTCACGATCGGCTGCGTCTGCTGCGGAGGCGGATCCCAATTCACGATCAGCGCCTTTCGACTGCTCAGGCGCACATGGCCGGAGGCATGGTGGAAATACATCGTCGAGACAGGCATGGGCGAGATCATCCTGGCCATCAAATACGACGCCCATATCGACACGGTAAGAGAATCCATCGATTCCCTGGGAGGCTTGGAAACGGTCGCCAGGGAACGTCCGTGGATTTTCGATTATACTGCGGCGGACCCGCTGCCGGGATACGAAAAATGAGTAGATCCGTAAATTGAAATCAACAGGATCAATGATGTTCACAGCTAAACTATTTCCGACAATACTGATTATTTTGGATGTTCTGGCGGCGGTCATGTATGTGCCGTCCGGTGATTGGCGGCATGTCGTTTACTGGCTGGCCGCAGCGATTTTGACTTTTACGGTGACGTATTGATACCCCCGGGATACGAGAAATGGGAAAAAACGAATTTTTGTACTTTGGCACCCTGACACCAAGGCAACAACTGAACGACCTGATGCACAAGTACGCCCAGAAAAATCATATTCCTTATGCAGAAAGCTGGGTCGAACTCGAGCACCGCTACTACAGGCGCTACAACATCGCCTTGTTCGTGGATCGTAAAAAACACCGAGATAAGACGAATGCGCGTCTGAGCATCACGGAATTTCTGGCTTTAACAGGAAGGCTCACAGCGGCGATAGAGATCGGGCATGAGATGACTGACGGAATACTGCTGGAGAAACATCATGCCCTTTAATTTAGAAAAAGCGGAATGGGTGAAAAACTTTATTGAAACCTACTGCACCTATTCAAAAGGCGAATGGGCCGGCAAGCCATTCAGACTTTTGCCGTGGCAATGGGACGACCTCTTGAAACCTCTCTTTGGAACGCTCAATGACGACGGGACCAGGCAATACCGCACCGCCTACGTCGAGATTCCGAAGAAAAACGGCAAATCGGAATTCTGCGCCGCCATAGGCCTTTACATGCTGACCAACGACGGAGAGAAAGGCGCAGAGGTCTACTGTGCGGCCGCGGACCGCGAGCAGGCGAGCATCGTCTATCAGGCGGCCTCGGCCATGGTCCGCAACTCGGCCGGCCTCTCAAAGCATCTCAAATGCCTGGATTCACGTAAGCGGATCATCTACCGGAAGAACAACAGCTATTTCCAGGTCCTCTCTTCCGAATCGTACACAAAACACGGGCTCAACCCGTCATGCGTCATCGTCGACGAAATCCACGCGCACCCCAACGATGAACTCTGGAACGTCTTGACGGCGGGAACGGATTATGCCCGCAGGCAGCAGATCGTCTTGGTCATCACCACGGCCGGCATATACGACAAAAACTCCATCTGGTGGCGTCTGCGTTCGAAAGCTATTCAGGTCGAAAAAGGCATCATACAGGATCCCCGGTTTCTGCCGGTCCTGTATCTGGCGGACCCGGAAAAGGACAACCCGGATGACGAAGAACTCTGGAAGCGGGTGAACCCGTCCCTGGGACAGATCTTCACCCTCGACAAGATCCGACAGGACTACAACGAGGCGAAGCAAAACCCGGTGGACTTCCAGAATTTCCTTCGTTTCCGGCTGAACATCCCCGTCAAGCAGCTCTCGCGGTGGATGCCCATGGACAAGTGGGACAGGTGCAACGCCAATCCCGACCTTGAGTTCCTCCGAGGCCGCAAGTGCTTCGGGGGCTTGGACCTGTCATCCAAGATCGACCTGGCGGCCCTCGTCCTGGTTTTCCCGCCGGATGACAAGGACGGTGTTTTTGACATCTTGTGCCGCTTTTACTGCCCGGAAGAAGGGATTGTCAAGCGCTCTCAAACCGACCGCATCCACTATTACATTTGGCAAAATCAGGGTTTTTTAACCGCGACGCCGGGCAACGTCATCGACTACGCGTGGATCGAGAAGGATATCCTGGATGCCGCGAAGCAATATCAGCTCTGCCAGATCGGGTTCGACTCATGGAACGCCCAAGCGACGGCTACCCGGATCATGGATGAATTGAATCCGACAGGCAACGAAGACGGCTTTCAGATGGTCGAGGTACGCCAGGGAGCAAAGTCATTCAACGAACCCGCCAAGGACTTGCTCGTTCATGTCATGACGGAAAAGGTTAGGCACGGGGGCCATCCGGTGCTCCGGTGGTGCGCCGACAACCTTGTCATGAGGTCCGATCCCAACGGTAATGTAGCCCCGGACAAGGAAAAGGCGACGGAGAAGATAGACGGCATGGTTGCACTGATCATGGCCTGGGGACGGGCGATGTTTGGAAACGACGAAACACAATCGGTGTACGAGACGAGGGGGGTTGTATGCTTATGAGTAAAGAGGGTTCTGATAAGAGATCCGTATCTGACCCACCGACCAAGCCACTGCTGCGGATTGATGAAGTGGCGGCATATTTTGATGTCCACCCGCGCACAATCCGTCTGTGGATCGAGCATGGACATTTAAGCGCCGAACGGCTTGCCGGATCCATACGCGTAACGCGCGAGTCGATCATCAATTTTCGCCTCAAAGGACGAGAAGACTGAAAAAAGTGTGAAATATATGAACATTTGTAAAAATCCTGCAGTGTCAATACCTTTAAAAACCTGACATACTTTCACCATGGATTCATAACTGATTGATACGATAGCGGCTCAAAGTGAGAATATTACAGCGGCTCAAAAAAACAGCTCAGTATTTCCGCAACCTCGGCGTCGACGATCCCAAGGCTTGGGATCCTTCGCTTTGGAATCTCTACGGCGCGCAATCCCTCTCGGGTGAAACCGTCACTGAGCAGTCCGCCCTCACCTATTCCGCGGTCTGGAATGCTGTCACCCTGATAGCCGGGACTATCGCCAGCCTTCCTCTTCACCTCATGCAAATGAAAGCAGAAAAAAAGAGGATCGCCTCTGATAGGGTCATGTATAGGGTCCTGCACGACCAGGCCAACCCGTTTATGACAGCCAAGACATTACGGGAAACCCTCATGGGCCACATCCTGCTCTGGGGCAACGGCTACGCGGAAAAGGTGGTCAACGGATACGGGGAGCTCGTGCAGCTCTGGCCGATTGCGCCGAATCTGGTGACGCCCATGTGGCAGAACGGCGAGATTTTATATCGTGTAAAGGTCGGCGAAGAAGACAAGTACTTCACCAGGGACAAGATACTGCACATTCCCGGCATCGGATTCGACGGCCTCATGGGATATTCGGTCGTTGCCATGGCCAGGAAGTCGATCGGGCTCGGCATGGCCATGGAAACGTTCGGATCCCTCTACTTCGGCAACGGAACGCATCCGGGGGTTATCGTCAGCCACCCGAACCAGCTCTCCGCCGCAGCGCACGCAAACCTGAAGAAGTCTCTCACCGAGGGCTATTCAGGCCTCGGGCAGTCACACCGACTGTTACTGCTCGAAGAGGGCATGAAACTCGAAAAGGTGGGAGTGCCGCCGGAAGACGCCCAGTTCCTGGAAAGCCGCCAGTTTCAAATACCGGAGATAGCCCGCTGGTTCAACCTTCCGCCACACAAACTCAAGGACCTGACCCGATCGTCCTTCAACAACATCGAATCGGAGCAGCGGTCTTTCTATACGGACACCTTACTGCCATGGCTCGTCACCCTCGAACAGAACTATAACATGCAGCTCCTGACGGACAGCGACAGGGCGCTTTCGGGACGGGGCAGGCTTTACTACAAACACGTTGTCGAGGGCATATTGAGGGCGGATGCCGCCGGCCGCGGGGCCTTTTATCGGGAGATGTTCAACATCGGCGCCTTTTCCATAAACGAGATCAGACAACTCGAAGACAAGGACCCTATAGAGGGCGGGGACATCCATCTGGTGCCCATGAATATGACGTCACTGCAAAATGCCGGGAAGCTCGATCAGTCGTTGGAACCTCAGCGGCCCATGCCCGGAGACGACAAGGGAGGCAATGACCAATGAAGTGGTATGAGATCAAAAACAAGGCGGAGAAAGCCGAAATATGGATTTACGATCAGATCGGTGAAGACTTCTGGACCGGCGGCGGCACCACTGCAAAGGCCTTTCAGAAAGAGCTATCTGCGGTCACCGCTTCGCAGATCGATCTGCACATCAACAGCCCCGGAGGTGAAGTCTTCGACGGCATCACCATCTACAACCTTCTCAAGCAGCACCCGGCGACGATCACAACCTATATCGACGGCATCGCAGCGTCCATCGCCTCGGTCATCGCTCTCGTAGGCAACAAGGTGGTTATGGCCGAAAACGCCCTTTACATGATGCACAACCCCTCCGGGATGGTTGTGGGAAACGCCGATGACATGAGGAGTATGGCCGATGTCCTCGACAAAGTGCGAGGGAGCATGCTGAAGGTCTACTCAGGGAAAAGCGGCAAAGAGGATCAAGACATCGTTCCCCTGCTGGATGCCGAAACCTGGATGAACGCCGACGAGGCTTTGGAGGCGGGTTTTATCGACGAGATCGGGAGCAGGATGGACATGGCTGCATGCGCCAGGTTCATCCCAGTTATGGCAAAGGCTGGCTTCAAGCGCATTCCGGATAATATTGACGGCGAAAGGGGAAACTCATCGCCGAAAGATTTTGAGGACATTGCGAATATTCACCAGAGGAATCAGGTTAAAGTCGCTCAATCCAAGCAGACAAGGAGGGATCGTGTAGCCGACCTGCTCATCAGGGCGGAGCTGGTTTCACCAAAGTAGAAGAGTAAAGACCTAAAAACCCGGGCTCCCCCGAAGCCTGATCAGCCGAAGGGGACGCAAGAAAGAACGAAGGGCGGCCGTGTAGGGCTACACACCTACATTGCCGCCCTTTTTCTTTGCCCGGAAACCACAAGGAAAAAGGAGCAGAAAATGAAAACGATCAGTCAGTACAGGGAAGACATCGCCGCCTTGATGAAAAAAGCGGCCGACATGGACGCCAAGGCCACCGTGGAGAACCGCGATCTGACCGACGGCGAATTGAGCATCAAAAACGAGATGATGGATACCGTCGAGGACTACCGCAGGACGGTCGCGACACTGGAGAGGCAGCAGCGGATC